CTTTACCTTGATAGTGATCTATTATTTTTTGTATCTTTGGTAATTTTACGTGTGCGTATGGAAACATCAGACAACAAACACCGTATGCCTCGCGTGAACTACAACGCCATCTATATTGCATGCGTCTACCCATTTGATTTTTACTTGGTGGTTTCTTACACACCGTGCCAACACCCAGAGCTTCATGTACCCATCTAATAATAGATTCTTCTGTCATGTTCATCTCTAGTGTTATCTTCCAAGTGGGATATGCTTTCTTCTGTCCTTTTCTTTGTTTCGGATATTGTTTGTAAATGACATGTCCTTCGCCATCAAACAATCCCGCTATGTAGGCTGCATCAGTCTCTTTCATTTGTTACCGTCCATTTAAATAATGAAGTTGCAGGATCAAAGCTATCAAACTCTATCTTAGTGCAACTTGTTAGAAAAAGGATTGTCATCAATAAGATCAGTCCTCTCTTCATATACTTCTCCTTCCGAGTCACATACCCAACATTGGTGTACCTGACTATTTTCTAAAGCTATTCTTATGTAACCATTTCCTCTACAGTTATCACAAATTTTCTTTCTAAGATTATTTACTTTTAGCTTTGCCATTAGATTTCTTTTTCTTAGAAACTCTACGAGTAGGTTGTCTATAGTCTTTCAATTCTTTCTCTAGTTTTAAGTCTTTTATCTTTTCTGCTACCAACGCGTCAATTAACTGAGACATTGATACTTGCAAACCTTTGAACATTTTGGTTGATAAAAGATGGCCACCCTTGTATGTTTCATTGGATAGGGAGACGTTTCTGTATTTAGTTACATCTGTCATTTGTTTTTCCTTTCATATTAAAATGATAATATAGGATTTTTTATAGGATTGTCAATGAAAATTTTGTTAACTTTAATAATTTGTAGTTATACGCACGGTGCATGTTTAGATCCACATCAGTGGCCTACGCCTTTTGCTACTACTTATGATTGTATGATGGCAGGTTATGAAGAGGCTATGTTAAAAATAAAAGAGATGGGTCCTAAAGACGTTAACAAACACCAGATATATATTAAGTTTACTTGCACACCAGTTGATGCTGTTTGACAATGTGGCAGAATTATGTTATGGGGAGTTTATCTTCTCACCATTACCTACTCCACTTTCCCTCTTAGGAGTAGGTGTTTCTTGATCCCAGCTCCAAAGTAAAAGTATAGCAGGCAAGAGTAGAAGACTACTCACACATATGGCCTTGAATAGTTCCACGTCCATCCTTTAGATACCAACCGTTTTTAAGGTTGTCTTTAAATTCTTTATATTCTGCAATAGCTTCTCTATGATCGTCGCCATACATTAAACACTCGTGCACTGGCATCTCTCTTGTTAGTTCGTACTTTTCTTGAACAAGAGTTCCGTCGAATAATAAAACTAATATTATCAGCGTCTTTGCCATAAACCCCTTTACTCTTTTGCATCGTAACGTTTAGTGCCCCACTTTAAAATATTTTTTAAACCAGGTGCATTTATCTGCATGTCAACACCATAGGGTCTCCATGCTTTTTTTACAAGGTTTAATTCTAACAATAGATTAGCCCATTGTTTCTGTGAGATACCTTTTGGTTTTATTGTTATTACTTTCTCTTTCATATCGTCAATATAGGATACTATTGGATATTGTCAACTGTTATCTTCTATGTTTTCCCATTCTTTTTTCATGCTTGTTGGGGCTTTTCTTGTGCCTGCCCGGTCTCTTTCTAGGCCGTTGACGTGGGGCTGTGACTAGACCAAACTTAGCTTTCTTTGCCATTGCCAAAGTATCCGTCAACTACAGATTGTAGTGTTGCTTTTTCTAATCTTGGTATGTAGCTTATACAACCATTTACATGTTGTTCTAAATCTGCACCACATGTTATACATCTAAAATATTCTCTAGTTAGGCCCACCAACATTGTATACTCCTCACATGTTGGGCATATACCATTAACTATCTCAGTATGAAATCTTATTGTTTTTTCTGTCATATATTCTTTTACTCTTTATCACTTTTCTTTTGAAATGTCTAAGCTGCTTTGCAACAGGATTACGTTTCTTATTGAGTTTTTTCATTACTCAATAATAAGTTTTTTAATAGATAAAGACCCATCAATATTTTTTTCTAATTCTGCAGAACCCTTCCAGCATTTGTAGGTTACAGATTCTGAATACTGTCTCTCAGCTTTACGCTTACCATTAAGACACATTCCCATCGAGTCTTGAATACGTGCCTCCTTAATCTCTCCGTTTACAAACATAAGTAATCCTACCACAGCTTCTATCATACTACCTTGCCTTTGTTTTCACCTTGCTTGATAACATATTTTTGTGTACCATGTTTGCCAGTTTCAACTTCTTTTTTTAAATCTTTGACATAACTCATCTGTTTAGCTTGTTTATTCATGTCAGCTATGTAATCTAAAACTTTTTTAGTGATTCTTCCCGTTGCCATTTGTATATTTCATTTCTCTGTTTGCATCTTTTAATTTTTCTATGTCTACCAAAACCTTATCCATTTGTTTACGTAAAAACTCAATGTTAACTTTGTTTAATGCCATAGATTCTATGTGTTCATTTAACTTGTCAGTCTGCTTATAAAGATCCTCAATCATCATGAATTGTTCCGAATCGGCGGGCAATGAACCTAGTTGTCCACGTGGCCATTTTATTCTAAATTCTGTATTTTCTTCTAAATCTTTTTCCATTAGTTGTAGTCTAGTGTCTGCAACATTTAATCTTTCTACAATCTGGAAGTAACCCATGGTGCCGAGTGCTACGATTACGATCAGACTAGCAACCGTCTTCATCGGCATCTGCACTGCCGCTTCTTCAGATATGTTTAATGGTTTCTTACTCATTTTTTGGTTTTGGTTTAGGCAGTATAATATCTTTTGCCTCTATTTTCAATGGTGTGTGGTCTACCGGCCTTACACAAAAAGCCAGTAATGATAACAAAACTATCAGTATTGCTGTGAATCTGTAATCCATAACAACCTCCAATCATTTTTTCTTTTCCTCAATTTCGTAAAAGAACTTGTCTGTGTCTTCTGTTCGCCACTGACTCGTATCTTCTACATTCCATTCATTTGTCTGCACTTTCCAATCAGGAATATTATCTTTCACAGTGAAAGAAGGTATGTCCCATATACATCTATTGTTTGGTTGTGCTGCAAAATTGCCGTCATCTAATGCAATTATGTGTGCGCACTTATGTTCGTGCGGTATTTCTGAATGGTCAGTGTCAAGTATATTAGACTCTGGGTGTGCAAAGTCAACGGTAAATAGGTATTTACCGTGATGCCACTTCTTGTCTTTGCCTATGTATTTTCCTGCCTGTCCGTCTAGAATATCAAAAGAATGAACAGAAGGATAATAACTAAAACAATTCCAGAGCTGTAGCTCATCAAGTCTTCTTTTCGGTACTTCTTCTGCCTTGAAACCACGTTGAATAAACGCGCTAATTGGGAGGCGATAAAAGATTGCACCGTTCTCCATGATGGCATGAAACAAGATCGAACGACCTGTAATTGCGCTGAGGCCGAAGATAATACAGTCTTCAACTTCGCCATGATGTTTTTGTAAGTCATATAAATATTCCCTCCTTATTTGAGCATAAGTCACTGGTATGTTTGCATTTAAATAAGCCATAATTTTTACCCATGTATTTCACCCCAGTTGTCCCCATGTTCATAATCGACTTTATTTGGGACCTCCAGTGTAACAGCATTTTCCATCACATCAATAATTTTTTTTGCATGTGATTCGTCTTTTACAGATATATCTAATTCATCATGTATTTGTATATGTGGTATGATACCCTCTTTGTATAGCTCTAACATTGCTTTCTTAGTCATGTCAGCAGCAGATCCTTGTATTAGTTTGTTTAATGCTTTGTATGTGTATGCTCTCTTGATCCCCGGTCCATGTTCCCTGAGTGCATCTTCGTGAGTCATGGCTTTATGCATACCAAAACTGTTAGGCTCCCACAGGTGAAACCTGCATAGTCTACCCAGCAGTGTTCGTATCTGTCCACGATCCTGTGCTCTGTTAGATGCTTTGTCCATAAGTTGTTTTACGAATGGTACACGAGAATGGTATGTATTAAATAGGTCAGCAGCTTTGTCCTTTGTTACCCCTAATTCTGCTTGCAATTTTGCTTTACCCATGCCGTAGAACAGTCCAAGGTTAATTGTTTTAGCCTGAGATCTAGGTATGTCAGCCATATCTGCAACAGTCTTGTGAAAGTCTGCACTAGAATCATTGCTATAAGAATCTACAACGTCATATACAGACGGTAATTTGTACAAAGAAGCATAATGCACTACCAGCCTAGGCTCTTGCTGAGAATAGTCAAAACAACCCCATGTATGGCCCTCCTCGGGTATAAATAATGACCTTATCTTAGGTCCAAGATCTTTGTTTCTAGCAGGTATTTGCTGTAGATTCGGGTTCTGGTAGGAGAACCTACCAGTTACCGTGCCACCCCCAGCGTTACGTAATTGATTTATCTCCGCATGTATTCTGCCGTTGTGTTCATAACGTAGAATAGAATCTAAGAATGTTGTGTGTGCTTTGTTTATCTCTCTTGCCTGTGCAATCATATTTACAACAGGGTGTTTGTGTTCTTGTAAAAAGTTTTTTGTAAATGATGGTGCTCCTGTTTTTTCTGTTGTTGGGTATTCTAATCTTAATATATCAAATACATTTGCAATAGATCTAGCTGCCCAAATCTGTGTATCAATATTTGTTTCACCTTTTATCTTGTGTAATAATTCTTTCTCTTGTTTAATTAATTCTTTTTTCATTGCATGAGCTCGCTCGGCATCTACACGTACACCTTTAAATCTCATGTCAACCAGGCACGGAAACAAATCGGATTCTAAATCAAATATATCCTCCAGGTCCTGACTAATAATTTCTTTTTTCATCTCTTGCCAAAGCCCTAGTGTCACTTCAGCATCTCGTTCTGCGTATGCACCAACGTGCATTGCAGGTAGTTTGTACATTTCTGATTTTGGATCTATACCCCATTCTTCTGCAGCTTCTGCAAGTGCAGCTTCGTTCTTACCATAACCAAGATAGTGCCATGATAAACTATTAAGATCGTACCTAAATCTATTCTCATCTGTCAATGCTGATGCAATCATAGTGCAGGCTATGTCACCATTTATTTTAAATCCCATTGCTCGCAACCAACAAACATCATAGATAGCGTTGTGAAAAACTTTTGTTGATGGTGCTTCTAATATATCTTTTAACCATGATAAGACTCTTGACCTATCCATGTTACCACCACCTTCATGTGCTATTGGAAAGTATCCTTTGTAAAATTTTGTAGCAACAGCAATACCTATAACTTCACCATTACCTATTACAGAACCAGATCCTTTCTTTAATAAGTCTGGGTCTTTTGTCTCCAGGTCTATTGCAATCTCTTCTACTTTACGAAGGTCTGGAAACTCTGTAGGTTTTACCCATTCTGTTTGTGCTTCAAACTTAGGAATTTTCATTATAGTCCCTTTCGATAATCATTTCTATAAAGTGTATTGCTTTCAATAGATCCTGTTTCTTTCCCTTATCACGATGTCTGATAATATATTTTATAGCACAACCTTCAGGATATAGCAATTCATTCTCTACTACAAACTTACTTGGCTGTATCTTATATTTTTGATAATGTGATCCTCCGTGTTGTTTATCCCAAACTTTCGATGTCATAACCTTGGTCCTCCTTTTTTGCTGCCATGATGTACAGATTTTGTTTTGTACGAGTTACACCTACATACCATACTCTGTGTTCTTCATCTTGTTTGTCAGAACTTTTCTCTAATGCATCTCGTATTGTTTTTGTATTATCCAATATTAACAATACGTTATCTGCTTCACCACCTTTTGCAGAATGTATTGTTGATAATTTTACTCTTGGGTTCTTTCTTAATTGTTCTCCATTACTTAACATTTCTCTTATGTATAAACACTCTTCATAATCAGAAGTAAACTCGTCATACCAAGGTATGTTTTTATCATAACCAAATTCTTCAAGATTGTACATTCTTTCTTCTGTTAATTCTTTTTCTGTATTGGTGTATTCAAATATATCTTTGACTTCAGATAAAGATAAATCATCACCTTTCTGCCATCGTATGTAGTTTAGAATAGTTCTAAACAATGTTACCTTATAACTTTTACGATCTTTAAATTCAAAATATATACCACGTTCTTTTAAAGTAGGTTTAAGTCTGTTTAATTTATCATTGTATCTTGCTAGCACTAGCCATGTTCCCTGGTCTAGTGGTGCATCTGCTGTATCATAAATATAATTTACAGATCCTTGTTCTTCTCTTGCCTTCCAATTCTTTTTTATTCTTCTGTCGTCTGGAATTAAATTTAAAATCTTGTCTGCAATGTTCTGTACATTTTGTGGAACCCTGTAAGATTGTGGCAAAATTATGTCTTTCTTTGAAATTTCTTGCTGAAATTTTTTTACATCTGCGCCTGCCCAGCCATAAATTGCTTGATCATCATCACCTGCTAGTATAACATATTTGCTGTTTTCCTTGATAATATTGAACATTTTCCACTGTATAGGTGATAAATCCTGTGCTTCATCAACAAATGCTACGTCAAATTTTGGACACAATTTAGACACAATAAATTTTTCTATCATGTCTGTAAAATCTACCAGTTGAAACGCTTCTTTGTAGTTTTGTACTTCATCACAAATAATTTTTAACAATCTCTTGTCCATATCCTGTGAGTACATGTCAGTATTATATTCTTCTTCTATCGTAATATTTTTTATTCTGGCTGCATTTATTAAATTAAAATACTCACTATCAGAATTTATAAATCCTGTAGATTCTTCTCCATTAGAATACACTGTAACTTCTATACCTAGTTTTCTACCTATGTCTTCGTAGTGTTCGTCCTGCATAACCTGTGCTTTCTTCATACCAAGTTGATTGAAAGCAAGAGAATGCAATGTTCTAAAATGTTTAAG